TCTTGAATGTCAAACTGCCTTTGGTCAGGTTGCTATTCAAAAAATAGCACTCCAACAACAAATTGATGGTTTAGCAAAATCTGAAGAAGATTACGCTAAAAAGTATCAAGAAACTCAGGTTACTGAGAAAAAAGTTGGTAAAGAACTGAACGAAAAGTATGGTTCAGGCAACTTAGATCCCGATACTGGTGTATTTACACCAAGTACCTAATTAAATACTTAAAAAAACAAAGAAAAATCCCCACATTACGGTGTTTGGGGATTTTTTTTTATATTTATAATTAAATAAAAATTTCTTTATTTTAAAACTCATTTAGGAGAAACTCAATGGCTGAAAGAATAGTAAGTCCTGGTGTATTTACTCAAGAACGAGACTTATCATTTCTTCCACAAGGTGTAGCAGACATTGGAGCTGCGATTATTGGTCCAACGACTAAAGGTCCGGCTTTTACACCTACTATTCTGAATAATTATTCAGAGTTCGAAGAGATGTTCGGTGGTCTTGATAAGCGTTTTTATACGCCATATACCATACAACAATATTTACGTTCCGCTGGTTCGGTAACGGTCGTGAGGGTTTTGGGACTAGGTGGATATAAACCTGATATAATTACATTATCTTGTAGAATTAGTGGTTCAACTAAAGATCACGCATTAGCTGTTTTAGCACCATCACGTGGAGCTGTAAACGGTACTGGTGATTTAACACCATCTACAGGTAGTGGAACTTTTACAAACTACACATTAGTAGTTAGTGGAAGTAATGTCACAACCTATACAAAAACAATTTCGTTTAGTACAGGAAGTGCAAATTATATTGGAGATGTCCTTAGTACAGATCCTCAGATATCAGATGATGGAGCAGGAACGACAGTTCCAGTCTATCTTTACAAAAACTTTAAGGGGATTCAACATTCCACAGGTTCAGGCGCTTGGCAAAGTGCAATTACCTCATCAACAGGAACACTTGATTTAAATTCAGGTGTAACTACATTTGATGCTGATGGAAATGCTGATTCATGGACAGGCAATAAAGATTATAATGTTGCTAGAACGCCATACCTACAATCACAATTGGTAGCTGGTTCAAGATATAACTTATTCAGAGTTTATACACGTTCACACGGAACGAATATGAACAAAGCTTATAAGACTAATATTTTGAATGTGAAGGCAGCATCATCAATAGCAGGTAGTGATTATGGTTCTTTCTCTTTACAGATTAGACACCATGCACCAAATAAAACAAAAGACAATCAGATAGTAGAACAATTTGATAATTTGACATTCGATCCAGCAGCACCAAACTATTTTGCTAAAATGGTTGGCGATAGGTTCGTTGAAATAGATTCAAATGGTAAGTTGACATACAAAGGTGATTATCCAAACTTGAGTAAGCATGTTCGAGTTGGTGATTATAAAAACTTAGAGAATATGCCAACAACCGTTGTTCCTATGGGACACAGCGCAGTATATATTCCTGTAGCTAGTGCACCAAGTGCATCTTTTGTTCACACACAACAGAATACTAATGGTGATTTCGATTCAAACATATTTTATGGTTTTGATTTCAATATGTCTAAACGTCCTGATAATGGTGAATATTTATCACCTATTTACAATACAGGCGCTACAACAGGTAATGTCTCTATGTCTCTTGAAAATATGTTAGGACACGCTGACGCAACTGCTTTAGCATCCACATATTCAGACGCTACGGAGAAAGTTACATTAGCACTTTCAGCTATTGGTCAGAGGAAATTTACAGTTCCTTTCCAATGGGGATTTGATGGTGATAATCCTGGTAATCCAAAACTCACAGGTAATGATATAAGTGCAACAAACACTATGGGATTTGATTTATCAAGTGCCACAGCAAGTGGTTCGATAGCTTATAAAAGAGCTATAAACGCTGTAAGTAATCCTGATGAGTTTGATATTAACTTGTTAGTAACACCTGGTGTGATACACAGATTACATCCAAAGGTAACAAATCACGCAATATTAAAAGTAGAAGCTAGAGCTGACGCTTTTTACGTGATGGATGCAGCTGCATATGGAGATACTATTGCTACAGTAACAAATACTGTAAGTACTTTAGATACAAACTATGCAGGAACATATTACCCCTGGGTTAAGATAGTTGATGCAGACACAAACAGACCAGTTTGGGTCCCGCCATCAGTTGTATTACCTGGAGTAATCGCATTTACTGATAAAGTAGCACACGAATGGTTTGCACCTGCAGGTTTAAATCGTGGTGGTTTGACAACGGTATTAGAAGCTAAGACAAGATTAACACACGCTGAAAGAGACGATCTCTATGAAGAAAGAGTTAATCCAATCGCTTCATTCCCTGGTCAAGGTGTTGTAGTTTTCGGACAGAAAACATTACAATCTAAACCATCAGCATTAGATAGAATCAATGTTCGTAGATTGTTGATTGCATTGAAGAAATTCATCGCATCAGCTTCAAGATACTTAGTATTCGAACAGAATACAGTAGCTACACGAAACAGATTCTTGAATATTGTTAATCCATATCTTGAAAGTGTACAGTCCAATAGTGGTCTAAGTGCTTTCAGAGTAGTAATGGATGAAACTAACAATACTCCTGATGTTGTAGATAGAAACAGATTAGTTGGACAGATATTCATTCAACCTACAAGAACTGCAGAGTTCATTGTGTTGGATTTTGTTGTTCAACCTACAGGCGCATCGTTCCCTGAGTAAGTTTATCTTATAACATACGATGACGTATAATGGAAAACCCTGACTTTGGTTGGGGTTTTTCTTTTTATATAAAACTACTATAAAACTAAAAAGAACTATATATTGTCGATATTACTTATTTTTTAACTTTATGATATTTATATTAGAAGAAGATATGAAATGCTTTTAATGGAGACAAATAATGCCTGACATTTTAGATACTAATGAAATATTTTTTACCCCGTTTGAACCGAAAACAAAGAATCGGTTTATTATGTATATCGAGGGTATTCCATCATATTTAGTCAAAGCAGCTGCAAGACCACAGATACAGTTTGAGGAGATGGTTTTAGACCATATCAATGTTAAGAGACACCTCAAAGGAAAAGGAACTTGGCAACCAGTTGATATAACACTATACGATCCAATCGTTCCAAGTGGAGCACAAGCAGTTATGGAGTGGGTTCGTTTAGGACACGAGTCTGTAACAGGTAGAGATGGATATGCAGATTTTTATAAAAAGGATGTTACATTCAATATGCTAGGACCAGTTGGTGATATAGTAGAAGAGTGGACATTAAAGGGTGCTTACATAGCAACCGCAAATTTTGGTGAGATGGCTTTTGACTCAAATGAGCCAGCAGACATCACCCTAACATTACAGTATGATTACGCAATCTTACAATTCTAATAGGAGAATATAATGACTGAATGGATAGCAGCAAATTGGGAATATGTTTTAGTTGGTATTTACGCAATAGAAAAAATCGTAAAACTTACTCCAACAAAATATGACGATATCTTATTTGATATGTTACTTAAACCAATCAAAGAGAAATTCGCACCGTCAAAAAAATAATTTGTAATTTGAACAATTACTAATATAGTTATAATAAACAGGTTTTAAATCAAAATGATAATAATCAGAGGACATTTGCATGGCAAAAACTAACTTTCCAACGGAAGAAGTAAATCTTCCGTCAAGGGGATATTTCTATCCCAACGAAAACCCACTTGCTTCAGGTAAGGTGGAAATGAAATACATGACAGCAAGAGAAGAAGATATTCTTACTTCACCTAATCTATTAAAGCATGGGATTGCAATCGATAAACTTTTAGAAGCATTAATTGTGGATAAAAAGATTAAGTTAGATGATTTACTTATAGGTGATAAGAATGCACTTATTATTGCAGCAAGGATACTTGCATATACTAAACGATATGATTTTGCTGCAATCGATGAAGACGGAGAAGAAACTACCGCATCAGTAGATTTGACTACTTTAAATGACAAAGAAATTAATTTTAAAAAATTAACGAAGAATGTAAATCAATTTCCATTTAAACTACCAAATAGTGAGAGAGAGGTAGTTCTTAGAATGTTAACTCATAAAGATGAGAACGATATTATAAAAGAAGCTGAATCATTAAAAAAAGTTCAAATGGCTACAAATATGACAAGTCGTATGAAAAGAATGATAGTTTCAATCGATGGCAACTCAGAAAGAGCTGCTATAATTAACTTTGTTGACACCGAACTTTTATCAGTAGATGCATTAGAAATTAGAAGGTATTTAGCTTCTATAACTCCTGATGTTGATATGACGACTACAGCTACTTACGCCGATGGTACAGAAGGAGAGGTGGCGGTTCAGATAACCGCACAGTTTTTTTGGCCTTCAACCGAAGCATAAAAAAGAAGTCTTCGAAGAAATATTTCAATTAATATATCATGGCAAAGGTGGTTTTACTTTTGCTGAAGCATATAACCTACCAATCCATATACGTAGATTCTATATACAACGTCTTACCAAACAATATAAAGACGAAAATAAAGAAATAGAAAAACAACAAAAAGCAGCGTTCCGCAAACGATAATGTAAAAACTTGTCTGTTTGATATTTATATATGAATCACAATTTATAATCTCATGGAGCAAATTATGCCTGGAAGAATAGGTAAATACACCTACGAAAACAAATCAGTTTTAAAAGAATTCATTAGTTCACTTTTCAAAGCTTTAGGTAGCAGAAAAGGTAAACAAATCCAAAAAAAGTTAAGAAAAGATCCAGAGATGAGAAAAGTTTTAGCACGAATAGACACACGACATAAAGAAATTGATTCTGAAATAGAAAAGAAGCGAAAAAAAGATCCTGAATTTGATGCGTATATGAAGAGTATGGGGATATAATTAATTAATAGGTAAGTATATGGCAAAAATAGATCCAAAAGAATTATATAAAACTGATT